TGGCGGCCGCGCAGGGTGATCTGGACGTCGTCGTAGGCGCCGGTGGCCTGGTTCTCGTAGGCCAGGGCGAAGCGCAGGCCGACGCCGTTGACGCGGGTCTCGCCGAAGCGGCGGGTGATGGCCGGGATGGCGGCGCCATAGGTGTGTTCGGCCTCCATCTCCTGCAGGCCGGTGGCGATCTTGATCGGGCCGCCCAAGCCGCCGCCTCTCCAGGGTTCGGTCGCCAGCGCCAGCTTGGGTCGGGTGAAGGCCTTGCAAAGGTCGACGAAGCTCGCGCCTTCCTGGAAGGCGTTCATTTCCATCAACTGAGAGGGCAGGTTCATGGTCTAAGGTCCGGAAAAGTCAGGGAGAGGGCGCGCGAGATCAGCCCGCCGCGACGGTGGCGGCGAAGTCGAAGAAGTATTCGTCGGTGATCACCTGGATCAGCTGCAGGTGTTCCAGCGGCGGGACGGGGGTGAAGTCGTAGACGACCTTCAGCGCGCCGCCGCCGAGGCTGGTGGTGGTGTTGTCATCCGCCAGGCGGGCCTTGCCGCCGATCAGCTTGCCGCCGTCGCGAAGCTCATCCAGCTTCGTGTTGATGGTCTCGATCAGGTCGATGGCTAGCGAGGGATAGAGCTCCTTGTCGATCGCCCATTTCAGGCCGTAGGAGATCGTATCGCGCAGCACCTGAGCGGTGCGGACGGCGCTTTCGAACTCGAACTTGGGTTCAGGCGAGCAGGTGCGGTTGCCCCAGAACTTCAGGCCCTCGTCCTCGATCAGGACGGTGATGCGCGCCCCGTTGAGCAGGCCCGCCTCGGTGTCGCTACGCTGCTGATCCCAGGTGACGGGCGAGGCGACGCCAGTCACGCCTTTGACGGGCACGTTCGACAGGGTCTTATGGAAGCCGACGGTCTGATCGAGCAGGGCGCGGTGACCGGCCGCTACGGCTGTGGCGTAGACGATTTCGTCGCCGTCCAGGAAGTCGCCATAGATCAGGCAGATCTCACGGCCGCTGACGCCGTCGCGCAGTGCGATCGCTTCTTCGATCGTCGCCGCGTCGCCGCAGGAGCAATAGGCCATGGCGTTCAGCTTGGCCGCCACGGCGCCCAGGGCGACCGTGACCGATTGGGAATCCAGGCCCGGCGCGACCAGGATGCGCGGCCGCACCTTGCAGATCTGTTCGGCCAGCAGAAGCTTGTCGACGCCAGCGATGACGTTGGCGCGGGTCTCGAGCTCGATCTCTTCCGGCGTTTCGCCCAGGCCTTCGGCGACTCGGACCACCACGACGATCGTATTGGCCTGTTTGTCGATCGCTGAGAGCGCCTTGGCCAAGGTGCCGCCGTTGCCCGCCTTAGTGATCGCGGCGGGCAGGTCCGTCAGACGCGCCGGAGTGTTGAGCGGAAAGATCGTCTCGTCCGCATCGTCGGCCACAGCGACCATGCCGATGATGCTGGTCGCCACGGTGCGAAGGACGCGCGGTCCTTCGACCAGCTCGATGACGGTGACGCCGTGATCCAGGGGCGTGATGGCGGCCATGTTCAAGATCCGAATGAATGGAGGGGATAGGAAAGGGTGACGTCCGCCCGGCGCGGTAGATCGAGCCGCTGCAGGTCCAGCTGGAGTACGGCGCGCCCGTCCTCCGAAGCGGTCAGCTGGATGCGGCGCAGGCGGACACGTCTTTCCCAGCGCTGAAGCGCAATCGCGGTGGCGGCGTAGATCCGCAGGGGCAGGGAGCCGTTCAGCGGCTGGTCTATGAGGCGGGGCAGTTCGGACCCGTAATCGCGGCGCATGACGCGCGAGCCGATCGGCGTCGTGAGGATGTGTGCGATCGACTGGCGCAGATGCTCCAGGCTGTTCGCCGCGATGCCGCGACCCGAGGTGCGCGCCAGGCCGATGGATGCGCCGGTCATTGCTGGGGCGCTCCCGAAAGGGCTTGGCCAGCCGTGACCTTGGTGTGGAAGTGACCCTTGCCGGAGACGCCAGCGGCGACGACGTCGACATCGGCCGCGATCGTTCCGCTAGACTGGAGGTCGCCGGTCAGGTCGACGTCGGCGGCGATCTTCAGGCCGCCCGGCGCGGTGATGGTCATGGAGCCGGGTAGGGCGAAGGCCAGGTCGCTGGCTTCCGGGTCATAGGAGACCTGGGCGCCGTCCTTGAAGCGGACCGCGTTCTTCAGCCCGAGGAATAGGGCTGCGAAAGCGCGCGAAGGCAGGCCGTTGATGATGAAGCCGCGCTCAATGTCGCCTTCGGGGCAGATGACGACGGCGGACGCGCCCGGCGTCGGCGGGGACCAGATGGTGGTGTCCCCCACAGCCATGATCCAGTCGAGCGGCGGGGTGAGGGTCGCGCCAATCCGGACGCGAGCGAGGCCCGCGTCCAGATCGACGGAATCGATGACGCCCTCGTGCACGACTTGGGCGAGCTGGCGCAGGGTTTCGTTGTTCGTGGCGCGGGCGGTCATCGGGGCGGACGATGGCGCAGCCCTTTCGGCTTATCGCGCGCCCGCTGTTGTCAGATGGACTCTGACAACAACAGCTATGATCCGGTGGCGAGCAGGGCGGGGTCGAGGACAGGCCACTTGATTGCGTGAGGAAAGCCGTCCTGCTCAGGCACATCGCGCAGGGCCTGAACGTGCTCCTGAACGAGGCGATAGTCCTCGGCCGTCAGGGACGGTGAGATCTGCAGGGCCTGTTCATCGCGGTGGCGCTCGACCAGCCAGCGAACGGCGGCGATCTCGGTATCACGACGGCGGCGGGCCTCAGCGGCCATGGCCTGGGCTGACAGCGTCGGCGGATCGAGCGTGATGGGTCGGCCTGATTCGTCGGCCGCGAGGACACGGCCGGTCGAAAGCTCGGCCAGGATGCGGGTATGATCCTCAGCCGACAACAGCGCCGGAAAGTCCGGCAGGTCATGGGGCCAAGTGTTCAGGTCGTAGAAGGCGAGCGTCGTCGCGCTGAAGGCGATGGTCATGATCAGACCTCCGGTCGGATAAACGGGTCTTCGCCGCCGCCGCCACCGCCACCGGGTGGATAGCCGCTGCTGTAAACGGGGTCGGGATTGCCGCGCGCAAGGCCGATGGCCATCCATTCGTAGCCCGACATGTTGCCGGAGCTGCTGTTGGCGCGGTTGGCGTAGAAGACGATGCGGTCAAGGTAGCGGCCGACGATCTGCATCACGAAGTCCATGCCGTAGGCCTGACCCGCGTTGCGAGGCGTGGCGCAGGCGAACAGGCAGCCGCCGCCGAAGGCGACCGGCAGGGCGGCGTGGACTGCGCCCTCAGGGTGGCTGCCGCTGGAGACGCCCCACTGGATGATCAGATCGGTGCCGGGGATTTGCTGATAGCCGTTCGGTCCGATGGATTTGGCGAAGGACCAGAGCGCCGATGGCGTGATGAAGCGGTCGTGCGCCACGCCTGCGGCCGCCTCAGCAGGGTTGGCCTGACGCAGGTTGCGTTCCGACCAGATGCGATAGGAGACCTCCCCGAGCGACCAGCCGCCGAACTTGAGTTCGCCGTCGGTATCAACGCCGAAAAAGGCCGCAAACTGACCCGGCCGGTGAAAGGTCAAGTAGGCCGCGCCGTCGCCGGTCTTCGCGCGGACTTCCAGCGCGCCGCGTCCAAAATCGAGATTGCCTCGCGCAATCGTGTTGTCGACGGGGCAGGCGAAGGTTTTGTTGCCGGTGACGGTCGCATCGCCGTCGGGGTTCGTCCAGCCGTTCAGATCGGCCTTTGACGCCGGGTTGAAATTGCCGGTGTGAAATAGGTCGCGCAGCGCACCGCCAATCTGAGCGCGAAGGCTAGTCAGATTCTGGCCGAACAAGCCGCTGAGGATCATGTTGCCGTTGTTGCCGGTGGCCGTTCCTGCCTGAAGGAACAGGCTGTCGCCGTCCCCGATGGCGCGGAAACGGGCGGGG